GCGGTACTGGTTCGCCTGTATGATATTGCTCCGACCACCGGTTGTCGTTGGGTTGATATCGGGCTCCTGGGCGGCGGGGGAACTCTGCGCGCTGGCAAAAACCTCGCATGAGATTGTGCAATTGCGGGCGCTGACGGCTTTGGAAAATCTGCGGGCGAATATCTTCGTCGCGGAAAATCGGTACGAAGGGATGAGACAATGAAAAAGGGCAGGTTACAGGTTTATACGTCCGCCGCTGAAGTGGACGCAGCAGATGAGGAAACTCAACGGATGTTGATGATCGTTGGACTAGCGCGAAATTGGCTTTTGTCTAAGTTTGTGCCTGGAACACATGCAACGATCCTTTTGGAGTACGAAGGGTCGGTGTTCCTGTCGGCGGGCAACGTGCCCGTGGACGCTATCCTTTCTACGTTCACTGAGGACGCCGACGAAATCCGCAAAATGCAGGCTGAAGAGAAAATGGGTCCTGCCGCGTCGGATAAGATAAATTAGGGACGAAAACCATGGATCTTATCGGCTTGGATTTTGAGAGTTTTTACAGCACGGAATACTCGCTTTCGCGCATGTCCACGGAAGCCTATATCCGGGACCCACGATTTTACTGCCAGATGATCGGCATTAAAATCAACGACGCACCGACGAAGGCTTACCACCCGGATGTTCTCTACGATCCGAAATTGCGGGCGCTGATTGAGCGCAGTGCGTGTGTGGCCTTTCACGCCCATTTCGATGGCGCCATTCTGAACTGGAAATATGGGCTACGGCCGGCGTTCTGGTTTGACCCGCTGCCCATGTCCCGGATGCTTTACCCCCACAACAAGGGCCATTCCCTGGCGGCGCTGGCGAAGTACCTCGGCTTGCCGGACAAGATGACCCAGACGCTCTATGACATCAAGGGCATAAGGGATTTGACAAAGGAGCAATGGGACCGCTTGGCGGTTTACAATGTCAACGACGTCGAACTGATGATGTCGATGCTGCGCATCATGCTTCCTCAAACGCCCCGCGACGAGCTGCGGATTATCGATCTGGTGACGCGGATGTTCACCGAGCCCAAGCTGGTCCTCGACCAACCGGCGGCGGCGACGTTCCTGCAAGAGCTGCGGACCCGGAAAGCCTCGCAATTGGCAACGCTGGGGATCCGGGCTGAGGATCTAGCGTCGTCGGCGCGGTTCTCTGTCCTGCTGGGTCAGCTTGGTGTCGAGACACCTATGAAGCCTTCACCCACCAATCCGACGAAGCCTTGCCCTTCCTGCGCGGAACGCGGGGTGGTGTCCGCCGACTGCATGGATTGCGAGGGGACCAGCGTCGTCGAGAATCTTATCCCTGCCCTGGCGAAGTCCGACGACGGGATGAAGGCGCTGTTGGACGACCCGGATGAGCGGGTGCAGCTCCTGGCGGCGGCGCGGCTCGGGGTGAAAAGCACGATCAACGAAACACGGGCGGAAAGCATGCTGGCCTGCGCGGCGCGGGGAACGCGGGGAACGATGCCTGTTTATTTGAAGGTGGCCGGGGCGCATACGCTAAGAATGTCCGGCGGAGACGGAAATAATTATCAGAACTTAACCCCGGAATTGAAGAAGATCCTTCTCGCTCCGCGAGGATACAAAATATTGACGGTGGACGCTGCGCAGATAGAATGCCGCGGACTTAACTTTATAGCTGGACAGTGGGACGTATTAGATAAATTCCGACGCGGCGACGATGTTTATAGCGAAAACGCTATGCGGTTTTACGGTTACGAGGTGAGCAAGAAGAACCCGAATACTTCGAAAGAAAGACACCTCGGGAAAACAATGGAGCTAGGTGCGGGATTCGGCGTGGGATGGTCTACCTTCCAGGCGACGTTGAAGAAGGGCGCCCTTGGCGGGCCGTCGATCATCATTTCCGACGATGAGGCCAAGCTAGCGATTAAGCTCTATCGTGAGGGGCATCCTCGTGTAACGGCGTTGTGGAAGCAGGCCGGCGAGGTGCTGCAATATCTGGCGACGGGGGTTTCCATGAAGTGGGGTATCCTCGAAATCGCGGATAGTCGGATTTACTTGCCAAACGGGGCGTTTCTAGACTACGCTGGATTAACGCGGGAAGGCCACGAGTGGTTCTGTGACTTCGGTCGAGGAAAGGAGAAGATATACGGGAGCCTTCTCGTCGAGAACGTGATACAAGCATTGTTCTCTGGTCTTCTTATTCGGGAATGTATGCTTCGGATAGCTGCGCGATACCCCGTTGTACTGCAAGTCCACGACGATATTTCTTTCCTGGCTCCTGTCGCCGAGGAAGAAGCGGCCAAGGCATTCGCTTATACGGAAATGACCTGGTTGCCAGCCTGGGTGGACGAGCGCCTGCCCCTCGACGCGGAAGTGGTTTCCGGTGATCGGTACTCGCATTAAAGGATCTTGAAATGAAACTCCCTCCCTGGTCATACACGATGCTGGACACGGCGGAAACCTGCCCAAGTCAAGCGTTTCACAAGTTCATCCTGAAAGAGCGAGAGCCCGAATCGGCGGTAAGCCGGCACGGGACCGACGTGCATAAAGCCCTGGAGCATTATGTCCGCGACGGCGCTCCGCTGGGCGTTTATGATCGGCATGAGCCCCTGGCGCGCAGTATGCGGGGGATGGCTGGCGCCCCCGGTATCCAGACCTTCACGGAGGTCAAGCTAGGGGTTCGGCCAAATCTGACGTCGTGCGATTTTTTCGCTGGCGACGTCTGGGGCCGCGGTGTCGTGGACGTGGCGTTGCTCTCGCAAGTGGCCGGGTTTATCGGCGATTGGAAGACTGGGAAGAAGCGGGAAAAGGCGCTGCAAACAACGGTCTTCGCCTTGATGATCTTCGCCAAATTCCCGGCGTTGGAACGGCTGACGGCCTGCAATCTCTGGCTGACGGACAACACCATCGGCGAAATTCGCAAGTTCAAGCGCGAGGATACCCCGACCTATTGGACGACGGTCGTCCAGAAGGTGGAAGCCCTGGAGAAACTGGCGGCGAAAGACGAACCCTGGCCGGCGCGGCCGAATGGCCTTTGCCGGGAATGGTGTTCGGTTTTGAGCTGCCCACATAACGGGAGGCACTGACCATGCCGCGTCGCACCCCCGAAGGGCTTATCAAGGACGAAATCAAGGACGGCCTGACCGACGCCGGGGCGTGGTGGTGCTGCCCCTTTATGAACGGTTTTGGCCGGAAGGGAATACCCGATATTATCTGCTGTTATCGGGGGCAATTCCTGGCGATTGAGGTAAAAGTTCCAGGGGGCGAGCCCACCGCGTGGCAACACCGGGAACTCAACGGCATCCGGGCGGCTTACGGCGAGGCGATGGTCGCCACGTCCTGGCGCGAGGTGTATTACAAGCTCCTCGAAATCGACAAAGAGCTTGACGCTTAAAAATTAATCGAGGAAACCCATGATCTATTCCGCCGCGCATAACGTCTGCGTTTACGATACCCCTATCCCGGAACGGATCTTGGCCTGTGTGCCAATGGCGCGGCAGGTGGACGCTTGCCATGTGGCAGTGCCCTGCAAAATTGATGAAATGCGGCGGATGGTGCAGCTTGGTTATGAGGCGATGAGCCCTATCCTGGTCGATTATGACTGGCCCCGTGATCGATCAATTGCCCCGGAACCCTTCCCGCAACAACGGGCGATGGCGGCGTTTACGACGCTGTACCCGAGGGCGTTCAATTTGAGTGATCTTCGGACTGGCAAGACCCTCGCCACCCTTTGGGCCTGTGATTACCTCATGCGCCTGGGGTACATCCATAAAGTTCTCATTCTGTCAACGCTTTCGACCATTGTTCGCGTCTGGGAGAACGACATTTTCCGACACTTTCTGGGCCAGCGAACGGCCATGGTGCTTTACGGTTCACGGGAACAGCGGTTGCAACGCCTCGAACAGCCGGCGGATTTCTACATCCTCAATCACGACGGGTTGACCATCGGGTCGAAGTGGGTCCGTAAGGGCAAGGCGAATGAGCTGGTGCTGGGGCCGCTAGCGGAGGCGATCATCGCCCGCGAGGATATTGACGCCGTGGTGACCGACGAGGGGACCGTCTACAAGGATGCTGGAACGACCCGATATAAAGTCGCCAAGCGGGTAATCGCGAAGAAGGCCAGTTACACCCACTTGACCGGAACGCCGACACCGAATTCACCGACCGACGCCTATGCGCAACGGAAACTGTTGACCTCCGATTGGGTGATGAGCGAGACGGCTTTCCGCGATGCAACGATGGTCAAGGTCTCTACGTTTAAATGGGTGCCGAAGGCGACGGCTTCCCAGACAGCGGCGGACACCCTCCAACCGGCCATTCGCTTTGATCGATTTTCCTGTCTGGGAACCCTGCCGATTACGCCGGAGGTTCGCGACGTCGAGCTGTCGCCCGCGCAGAAAAAAGCCTACGCCGAAATGAAAAAATATTTGCAATCGGTGACGGCGAGCGGCGAAAAGATCACGGCCCTGAATGAGGCCGGGCTTCGTCAAAAATTGGTGCAAATCGCTTGCGGCGCCGTTTATGGGCCGAACCACGAGGTTCACATGGTGGACGCGGCGCCGCGGCTAAGCGTTTTGCATGAGCTGATTGTCGAGGCCCCACATAAGATACTTATCTTTGCCCCCTTGACAAGCGTGGTGCAACTCCTCTATCGTGAGCTATCGAAGCACTACAGCGTTGAAATGGTAACGGGAGGGGTTTCGTCGGGGAAGAGAAACGCTATTTTCAAGGCGTTTCAGGAAGATGTCAATCCGCGAATTATCGTCGCCGACCCGAGAACCATGTCACATGGGCTGACGATGACAGCGGCGGATACCATCGTCTGGTACGCTCCGATCGATGTCCCGGAACCGTTCACCCAGGCCAACGGCAGGATAGAGGGGTCTTCGCAAAAAGATGATTTAGCCATTTACTGCCTTGCGGCAACGCCGGTTGAACGGGAAGCCTTCCGCCGACTGGCAAACAAGGAAAGCCTTCAAGGGTTGATCCTTGCTCTCGTGAAAGGAGAGTAACATGGGACAAGAGTTTAAAGAGGACGCGGTGCATCCGCTGACGATATGGGCGGCGCCCGACGGCCGACGGTTCGACACACAAGTTCTCGCCGAGGAATACTGGACGCGGGTCAACACGCCGTTGCCCAACCCGATCACCGTGGCCTATGTGGTCGAACGCTATTTGGCCCTGCGCTACGATATCGAGGAAGTCGGCGGGCGCTACGCCGCCGAGCTGGGGCCGATTAATCGGAAGCAGGAAGTCCTCGAAAACTGGCTGTTGAACCAGCTCAACACCAGTGGCGTGGACAGCATGCGCACCGAAGCGGGAACAGCGTATAAGACAACGGCGGTTTCCGTGACCATCGCCGATCGGGAAGCGTTCTTGAACTATGTGCTGGAGCCGGCGGCGCAAGGAATTTGTCAGGCGCTTGAGCAGTCTGGTATCGATTTGACTGAGGAGGAAAAGAACTGCATTCGGGTTATTTTAAAAACATATCCGGCATGGGATGAAACCGATATCCGCGCTGGCAAGAAGGGAATTTTGGCAAAAATGGAGGAGACCAAGAAACTGCCGCCGGGGCTCAACTCCTCATCCTTCGCCAGGGTCAACGTTCGCAAATCCTAAATGGAGTTTATCATGGGTAACAATCTCGTCGTTCCGCCGCAGGTTAACGCTCCCGCGTATCTGGCGGCTTTCAATCAACAAAGTGACAGCTTTACCGCTTTGGCCAACGCCGCCGCCAGCGGTATCTCGACCAGCGCGCATCCGCGCATTTCCATTAAGGGCTCGCGCTTCCGGCTCCAGTCGCCGGGCAACGACGATATCGTGTTGCAGCAGCTTTACCTCGAAGTGATCATCGTTGGCGCGGGCGCACATCTCTCGAAGACCTATTACGCCGGCGCTTACGACCCGAACGCCTCCGAACCTCTGGTGCCCGAGTGCTGGTCGGATAACGGCGTTGGCCCGTCCATCGGGGCCTCGAACCCGCAGAGCGCGACGTGCGCCGCTTGTCATGCGAATGTCTTGGGGTCGAAAATCTCGCCGACCGGCGGCAAGCTCAAGCTCTGCACCGACAACAAGAAGATCGCCGTTTTGCTGAACGACATCCCTGGTGTGATCGAACAGGGTTACGACGGCGCTGTCTACGAGCTGCGTATGCCCTACATGTCGGCGAAGAACTTCACGACCTATGCCCAGGACCTCATCAAGCGCGGGATGAATATCGCCACGGTGATTACCTGCATCACTTTCTCGGAAACCAGCGAATATCCGAACCTCCAGTTCCGGGCGACGAACTGGGTGTCGGAAGCCCAGGCAAACTCCGTCTTGAGCGTAGTGGACAGTTCGGAGGTGGCGACGGCGACCGGCGGTGATGACGTGGTGCAGGAGAATGTCGTTGTTCACGCGGTTCCTCAAACCCAGCAGGCTCCGGCGCAGACCTTCGCTCAGCCTCAGCAGACCTTCGCTCAGCCGGTCCAGCAGGCTCCGGTGCAGACCTTCGCCCAGCCGGTCCAGCAGGCTCCGGTGCAGACCTTCGCTCAGCCTCAACAGACCTTCGCCCAGCCGGTCCAGCAGGCTCCGGTGCAGACCTTCCAACAGCCCCAGCAGACCTTCTCTCCACAAGCGCCGGTCTTCCCCCAGGGTCTTACGCAAGCCGCGCAGCCAAAACGGCATCGGCGGACCAAGGCCGAGATTGCGGTGGATAACGCCGCGCAGCAGCCCCAGCAGGTCCAGCCACAGCCCCAAGCCCAGCAGGTTCAACCGACCTTTGCCCAGCCTCAGCAGGATTTGCCCGGTGCTGGAGCGAATGCCGCGGCAGCTTCGGTGACGGCGCCTGTGGTGTCGGACGCCGCTCTGGATAATGTGCTGGCGCAGGCGTTGCGCTAAACGAACACGGAGGCCGGGTATTTCCGGCCTCCCCTTTTCCAGGGGTTTATCATGGCAATTTCCGAACGACTGTGTGCCTGTGCGGAAAAGGGCCAGCTTTCCAAGACGGAGCTGGCTTTCTGGATTGGCATATCTCGATCAACGTTGGTGACTTGGATGGCCGGGGTCGAACCGACGTCCTTTCGTCTTCCTCAAATTGAGCCCAAACTGTTCGCCCTCGAAAAAGCGATTGCCACCGACGAGCGGCTTCCCATTCCGTTATCGGTGACGCAATTCGAGCGGCGGGACTATTTGAGGGAAATTCAAAATGACTGGTTCGCTGATCGAGTTTCTTCGTCGCGTTCTGCCAAGTGACGGATGGAAATGCGCGTCAGCCGGTCAGCAGGGAACCCGGATTGATTTTCATCAATTCTCTCAGGATTTCGATGCCCTCGAAAAACTGTTGACAGGCTACGACATCGCCAAACGGGACGCCTATATCGCCTGCAATTCGTTCCTGGGAAAGGTGCGGAATAAAAAACAAGTCGCCTGGGGGAAGTCACACCGCCTGGACATCGATTGCGGGCCGGGGAAGGATTATCCTGGTCAGGTCGAGGGTATCCAGGCCCTTGGCGCTTTTCTGAAAGCAACCAGTCTGCCGCGCCCGACGGTTATAAATTCCGGGAACGGGTTGCATGTGTGGTGGGCCTTGGCCCAGGATCAGACACCGGAGGACTGGACCCGCACGGCGAAGACCCTTCGGGCTTTATGCGACAAAGCCGGATTGCGGATCGACGCCGACAGTACGACGGACGCCGCCCGCGTCTTGCGCGTTCCCGGAACGCATAATTGGAAGGATCCAGCGAACCCGAAGCCTGTCCTTCTTATTGGTGAATTGCAGCCCGAAGTCGCCAACGATGTTTTTTTCAATCTTCTGAGCCTGGAGCGCAGGGCGCCTCAAGCGCCGGTGGCAGTGCCTTCTCTCCAAGCTGCGCCGGATTATGTCAAGGCCATGGGGGCACCGCAAATTGCTCTCGGCGAGCAGGTCCCGGAAAACCCTTCTTACGCCGCGCAGCTTGTCGAACACTGCCAGACCATGCGAAAGATCTGCGTGGAGCTGCGTGGCAACGTCCCGGAGCCGATCTGGTACTCTGCTATCGGCGTTCTCGCCCATTGCGTGGACGGTGAGGTCCAGGCTCAGGAATGGTCCAAGGGTCACCCAAAATATAACGCCTCGGAGACGGTAGAGAAACTGCGCCACGCTCGCGAAGCGGCGGGGCCGACCTCCTGTGCGAAATTTAAGGAGCAGTGCGGGGCGTGGTGCGCGGGGTGCCCCCATGAGGTGCTGAACCCGATCCACCTGGGTCGAGGTATTCCGATCAAGCTGGCGGTGCCGCCCCCGCAGGAAATGCAGCAGCTCCCGAAATTGCCAGGGAATTTTTACTGGGGGTCAGGCGGTCAGCTCATGCAACGCCTGCCGGCGAAGACCGCTGATGACGTTCCTGGCAAGTTGATGGTGTCGGTCTATCCGATCTATCTGGCGCGCATTCAACGGAGTGAAATGACCAACGAAAACGCCTTTGTTTTCCGGCATCGGTTGCCGTTGGAGGGCTGGCGGGAGTTCTCCATTACGGCACGGGAGTTTTACAGCCAGAATTGGGCGGCTGCGCTCGGCGCATATGGGGTCAATATCCACACCTACGCTCGGAAAGCCTTCGTAAGCTATGTCGAGGAAATGCAGGACGCATTAAGAGCCATGCAAAAGGATCAGCTTCGCTACGAGCAATTCGGTTGGAAGGACAACGACACAGCATTTGTGCTGGGGGCCAGCGTCTATAAAACCGATGGATCAACGGAATTATGTGGTGCGGCGGACGAGCTGCAACGGCGGGCGACGCTCATGGCCCCCAAGGGCTCGCTGCAAGCCTGGGCGACGGCGGTGGATGAATTGATGGCCAGTGGGGGCGAGGCGCATCGTTTCGCCATCCTGGCGGGGTTCGCGGCGCCGTTGATGCACTTCGTTACACCACAAGGCGAGGGCGGAGCGATTGTCTCGCTGCTCAGTCCGAACGGGGGCCAGGGAAAGACGACGGCGGCTTACGCGGCGGCGAGTATCTGGGGACAGCTCCATGCGTTGTCGATGATCATGGCGGACACGACAAATTCCCAGTATCGATCGATTTCCTCACTTTGCCATCTGCCGGCGGTGATCGACGAGGTTCTGAAAGACGACCCGGAAGTGGCCAAGGCGTTCGTGATCAACTTCATGAGCGGCCGCGATAAGAACCGAAGCCAGCGTAACGGCGAAGTGATCCTGACGGAGCGCTTTTGGCAGACGCTATTAATCACCACATCGAATAGATCCCTGGTCGATTATGTGCAGTCGAGTAGCGAAGACGCCCAAGCAGCTCGCATTTTCGAAATCCCGGTGACGCTGGCGTCGGATCGACGGGTGTCTGTGGGTGATCGCCTGCGGCTGGCCATCGAACAGAATTGCGGTCACGCTGGCCCGGCGTTCATCCGCTATTTGCTGCGTCCTGAAATCCGGGACCAATTGAAGGATGGCCTCTTCAAGCTCATGGCCTACTTCGAGAAGCTGATCCCGGAGCCTTCGATGCGCTTCATGGTGCGTTTGATGGCCTGCGTCGCCATGGCCGGACAGATCGTTGTGAATAAGCTGGGCCTGCTGCATACGTCGGTCTCCGGGGTGATGTCCTGGGCCGTCAAGCAATTGGCCAGTGAGCAGAAGGATCATCACAAATTCAGCGCTGTGGACAGCTTTGTGGATATCCTCAACACAAAGACGGCGCATTGCCTCGTTGTGCGGGATGCGTTCATGCCGGGACGACCCTCGTTGATGCCGCTGCAACTGCCCAGGAACGGCCTTGCCATGCGGGCGGAGATCAATACCGGCAAGCTCTATATCTCGTCGGCGATGATGGGCGAATGGCTTCGAGAGGCCAGGAAACCTCGACGGGTGATGCAACAAGAGTTGGAGAAAGCGGGGGTGCTGGTCAGCCGCCGGCATCTGATCACCCTGAGCGGCGGGGTACAGGAGTTGGCCTCGGGCCGGACGGTGTGCTGGGAGATTGACTTGAACAGTCCAGCGATTGCCAGCGGATTGGCCTCGCTGAAAATCCAGGCGCCGGCCGGCGAGGCATCGACAGAGACTTTGCGACGGGTGCCGCCCGTGGCGAATTTAGCAGCATAGGAGAAGGACATGCCAAAACTCACGAGTTTCAAAGATTTGGGAAAGGTCTACGACACCCAGAACGGTGTCCAGGCGTTTATCAAAAAAGCTGCGGCGGTGCTGGCGGAAGCTGGTGAAGCCTCGGCCAAGGCAACAGGCGACAATGCCGACTACGCGATACGTCGCTGGTCGCGGATTATGGAAGACGAAGCTCTGCGCATCTTGGCATATAACCGGCGGGTGACAGCGCTTCCATCGAAGAAGGGAGTTTAGATCATGGCGCACAGAATTAAGCTGGTGCCTCAACGGACCTGGGGGGTTAGGGCCATTTGCTCTTGTGGTTGGCAGAGCGACAGTTGCGATTCTGAGATGGCCGCGGAGGAAAAGGGCCACGTTCATGTGGTGACCGCCAACGAGGAAGACGCAAAGAAGGCCGACGAACGTCTTCGGGAGAGCAAAGAAGCTGAAAAGAACGATGCCTACTGGCTGCCTCAAAGTCAGGTGGCCCAGACCAAAAACGACGATATCCCTCGTCCGACGGAACACAAAACAACGGTCGGAACCCATTTGCTCCATAACGGGAAGCATATGGAACTGTGGGGGTTTACCTGCACTTGCGGGGCGGGACGGGGTACTTTCGCAAATAGCAGGGATGCTGCTCGAATGGCAAAGGCCCATGAGCTGGGTATTGAAAACATTTTTGTAGATCCGCGCAAAACTGTATCCCCTGATACCCAAACCGAGCGCGAGAAAATCCTGGACGAAGTACGCGCCGTTATCTGCAAGGATCGCGACGTGCAGTATGGCGAACCCGAGGATAATTTTGCTGTCATCGCGCAGTTCTGGAATATTTACCTCAACGTTCGGCGGCGGAAGCAACCCGACTTCTTGATCAACGCCTTCGACGTTGGAGTCATGCAGTCCTTAATGAAAATGGCCCGGTTGTCAGCCGACCCCACGAAACGCGATTCGCTGGTGGACAGTATCGGTTATCTGGCCTGCGTCGCCGGGGTCCAGAGTAAAGAAACAGGAGGGGCATGATGTACGACGATGAGGAAGACGATGTCCATACCGATTACTGGCTCGTAATCGCGCTGATCGTCCTGATTTTTCTTTTCATGACAGCATGCAGCTCGGCGCGGATGCAGGCAGTGCATGAGTGCGAGCAGGAGAACCCGGAACCGACGGCGGCGACAGTCGGCCGCACCTTCGGGCTCGTCGGATCGCTGATCGTCGAACAGACGGAGAA